GATAGAATGTTTGTCACGGTTTAAAATCCTGTCTAGTTTGTTGTTAATAGAGTATAGATAATCTACGATTAAATCCAACTGCTTTAGTGAATTCTTTTTAGTACTTTCGTCTAGAAAGTCAAAAGTTAGTTGGTTGGGATCTTGACCGGTGAAAGTCTCTACCTGTGGTTGAGAGACAGTTTGAGGTAGAGGTTGAGAGATACTTGCAAGAGGTAGAGGTTCCTGAGGTAACGGATGCAACATTTCAGCCATTCTATTGGCATGATCAATCATTCTGTTATGCTCAGAAACCTTGTGCTGCTGAATACCCTGAATGAATTTAGTAGGGTCAATTCTTGTAGCAGGTCCTGTAGAAGACTGCTGAATGGTTTGCTGATCAACCTCTTTTAAGGTCATACCAGCCATTTTAGCTACAAGAGCTGCTGCTAATTGATCTTCAGGGATATTCATACGCTTAAGAAACCGCTCCTTTATTGTTTTGAGCGAACTCCACAAACTTGTAAAACTCAGCTCTCGAATTATCTTTTTCATCTAAGAAAGCACCAGACATTCTAGCAGTACGCATAGTTGAATCATGCTTAATACCGCGATTAGAGCAACAAGTATGATTAGCCTCGATAAGGACTGCAACACCCTTATTCTTTTCACAGACATGATCAATATATTCATGAATCTGCATAGTGAGGTTTTCCTGAACCTGAGGACGGCGGGCAAACCAATCTACAATACGATTGAGTTTCGATAAACCGAGTACCTTACCGTTCTTAGCAGGGATATAGGCTACGTGCGCTACCCCCATGAAGGGTGCGTGGTGGTGAGAACACATCGAAACAACTTTAATATTATTCTGACATACCATACCATCATAACCGTCAACGTTATCGAATGCAGTCACTTTCGGGGGTGCTGAATAACAGCCCATAGCCAAGTCAGTTACAAACGCTTTAGCTACCCGACGAGGGGTATCAGCACTGTTAGGGTCATTACGCCAATCGAAGCCTAAAGCATCAAGATATGCCTCATATGCCTTAGCACCGTTTTCAATAAGTTCATTAATCTCTTCAGAAGAATGAACAACATTATGGTTAGCGTATTGTAATTTCTTTTTACCTTTTAGCATAAATTAGAGCGAAGCAAGAAGTTCTTTCAATTTAGCATCCGTATCGTCTTGAGCAGGTTTAGAAGGAGCTTCTTCTTTTACCTCAGTCTTAGAGACAGGTGTTTCAGTTGTAGTAGACTCTTTGATACCCGCGAAGATAGAATCTAAGGCATCGTTTTTCTTACTTTCAACAGCTTTTGCAGGAGCTGGTTCATCTTCTTCATCTAAGGTATTAACGTCTTGAACACAGAAGAAGTGTTGATCCATCATACGCTGCAGCTCAGTGTAAGTTTTTGGCTTAATGATCTTATCAAGCTCAATAAGAGACTCATAGAGGCTATCAACTTTCTTAGCATCCATACCATCCAACTTAGAAGGTGAAGTAAACTTAGAAGCTGTGTAAGTAACAAAGGCTCGAGATGCAGGACCACCTGAGCGAGCTTCTGACTTAATCTTCAAAGAGCAGCCTTCTGCAACGTCAAAGATACGAACACCGTATTCATCAGAATCTTCACCATCGATGGCAGAGTTAATAATCTTGGCTAACTCTTTACCGTAGCGAATAACTTTAACTTTACCTTCGTTTTCAGGGTTAGTAGGATCTGAAATAACGTAAGCATTAACAAACCAGTTCTCTTTACGAGAGATAGTCTTGATCTTAGATTTCTCTTCGATAGTACCTGTGTTATAGGTCTTGAGAACGTACTGATCTATAGGGCACTGCTCACCATAAGTCGAAGGACACAGCGCAGTAACAAACTGACCGTTACACAAGCTGTTCCAGGAGTGATGGTAATAATGATAGATTGTACCCCTAGGATCGATTACATTCGGGAGAAGACGAACAACGTACGTTTTGCCGGGTTCGAACTTCATGATTTCTTTAAAAGGAGACTCTTTCTTATTAGACAAAGACTCCTTAATTTCGTTAAACATATTTTTAGTGAATGTCATAGTTGATATATTATGTATGATTTTTTGTAGAGTTCAAGTTTTTATCTACAAAAAGTTTTAGACGCTGATAAGCCTTTTCAAGATAAGGCTTTAGTTCAGTAGAGTTTTGATAGCGGGTTCTATACTCTAAAAAATTTCTGCCGAAATGCCCTAAAAGCATCTCTCTTTCATCTTCGGGCATAGCATTGATTGTGTTAAAGATATTAGGGAACACCATAACAACGTATGGATTGATTTTATTATGCTTTATATGGTACATCCACACCGGCTCTATACCTTTCTCGGTGTAGACAGTGTAGTCGTGAAGTTGAATGTTATTCTGTAAGCAATAACGAACAACAAATAAAAGCGATTCTTTTACTTCCTCTTTTTGAGTATCCGGGGACTGTAATAGAAGTTGCTGTTTGTAAATTGTGTAGGTTTTAATAGCTCGAGGAGAAGCAAAGTATGCTAAATCAAAATAAGAAACATCAGGGTAAATCTTATACGGAGCAATAAAATACGTGTCCATATTTACATCAGGATACTTGGTAAAGAAAGTTGATAGACGTTTGATATGTATGAATTTTGGATCGTGTTCAAAGTTATCAAAATTTTGACGAAGTTTGAAAGGTTTATTACGAAGGGAGCGTGATACAATCAAATGCTTGTTGAATATACGTTTTTCTAAATCCGTCATTTTGAAATCGATTTTTTAAACAACCGTTTGGTATTCTTCGATTTTAATAGCGGTGGGTATAATTGCAAGAGACCTAATAGAGCTTCGTGCACACTTTCTGAATGAGTAACCTCCATAAACAAGTCTCTAATTTCTTTGTTCTCTAAAATACATACAAAAATAGCAGAAGGGTTCAATCTTTTGTTATGAAGTATAGAAAGGTACGAGCCAAATTTAAATACCCCGAGTATATACTCTTTAGTACAAATTTGCCTTAGCGGATCATTTCTTGAATTAAAGTCATTAAGGACTTTTTCGTTAAACATTTGTATGTAGAGTATTTACTACATAGTGTTCTAATAATCAAGTATTTTGCTCTGTTAATTTAGCTAAGGTATTCTCGGCTTCCATTACCGCTTGCTGGGTATTTTCTTGGGCAAAATGATCAGGGTTAACTTCAGTTAAGGTTAACGTTTCGTACTTAACTTTAAACGTGCAATGACCGTAATTGACACCAAATCTATTTTTTTGCATACCAAGGTGAATGAGTCCTAGTTCTTTATCTTCCTCTTCCTGCCATAGAGAACAGATAACGTCGCAGGTAGCTGCAAGACCAATACTCTCTGAAATGCCTTCCATGCCCGGAGATGCTGTATTAAAGGCACCGCGATTTAATTGAGAGGCAGTAACAAAAGGAATATTGTATTTGAATGAAAGAGCTCGAAGTTGTTCGGCAATCTCTTTTACTTCAGCATACGAGTTCAAATTTTTAGAAGTAGGCTTCAGTAGATTAATATAGTCAATAACGACAACGTCAGGTACAAACCCTTTATGCTTCAACTTACCGATATAACCATCAACATGACGAACTGTAATAGTTTTAGGTGCATACTCTTTAATAACAAGTTTCGAATCAATTTGTTTACGAATATGTCCTACCTGCTGTTTAAGCTCGTCGACATAAACCTTAAGTTCGTTATGAGGGATCTGGGTAAGCTGGGTACTAATGCGCTTAGCGTACATGAACTCAGACATTTCAAGAGAGATGAGTAAAGTGTTTTTGCCCTTCATTACCATGTTAGCAGCTAAGTTACCTAAAAAGATACTCTTACCTACGTTTACCTGACCAACCAGACAGGTTAAGGTTTTAGGGAATAGCCCGCCTTCGAGTCTCTCATCTAAGAATTTCCAACCCGTAGGGAGAGGGTTATAGACTTTAGTGAGTTCATTAATATGTTCGTCAATATCTTCGAAATACCAAGAACCAATATCTTCTGACAAAGTAATATTGTAAGCCTTTTCAAACTCTTTTAAGGTTTCTGCCGGATCAGCCTTACCCTGAGAATACTTTTCTGCTGTCTCAACAATAGTCTTATATAAGCATCTTTCTTGTAAGAAGCGCTCTGTATTAACTATGAGTTCTTCTTTATTAAATTTAGTGTCAAGCTCTTTAAATTTTGTAGCTACCTCATTAAAGGCTTTCTTCTCTTCGTCTGTTGTTAGACGAGCCTTAAGCTCAGTAGCTGTAGGACAAAGACCACGCTCAGTAAAAAACGAAGTAATAGCCTTAAAGATAGTTTTGATATTACTATCATTAAAATACTCCGGGTCAGTATATTCAATGATCGACGAGAGATACTCTTGACTCAGCAAGGAGTTAAAGAGGATGATATTCTCGTAGTAATCAAGATCGAGTTTAGAAGACATCAATCGATTTTATCAACTTCTTCTTCAATATCAACTGAGGTATCTCCACCACCGTAACAGAGCTTATCCTGAAGAACCTCTTCGAGTTTAGGCATAACCTTGCCCCAGAACTCGGGGTCTTTTTCAAGGTCTTTTCTATAACCTAAAGATTCTCCATTAAACATAACCGTACGGCCAGGCTTCTCAATAACTTGAAATGCTTCTGCAATCTCAAATAGGCCGGTATGTTTATCAAGACCGGTCTTAAAGTTAAGGTACAATTCAGTCTTAAGATAGTTAGGTACAAAGCGGTTCTTAATCGTAAGAGCTCCCAACGTAACACCAGAGATGTTATGAGCAATGGCTACAGAACTCTCATTAGGGTTATCAGATACTTTTTCGTTCTTAGTACTGAGCTGAACGAGCACTGAGGCCAGATAGATCGGTCCTTTACCGCCTGATTGAGTCTTAACCAGAGTCGGGAACATCTCCATAGAGTCATAGACGTGGTTAGAGAACAGAATAGGGACACGAGCTTTAGCAGCCTTGTAAGTCAAGACACGCATCATCGACTTAATAGCTTTAGCTCTTTGACCGACGTCAGAGGCATCTTTACCAGAAGCTGTATCCCGAATTTCTTTAGCAGATGCTAGGTTACCCAAAGAATCAATCGAAACGATAAACTTTAGATCAGGGTTATCAGCTTTAATAACATTATCAAGGAAGGTACAAATCTGGTTACGACAATCTTCGATAGTCTCAACCGGGTAGTACTTAGTCTTAGCCGGGTCCATGCCAACGGCTTGAGCACCTTTCTTATCAACAGCTACTTCAGAGTCCCAGATTACAGCTATATACCCTTTCTTTTGAGCATTAGCCATAATCTTATTCATGATAAGAGTTTTACCAGCCATTGAAGGACCGGAGAACCCCGTAATACGACCTACTGGGATACCTTTATACATCGAACCGCTGATAATCGCATTGAGGGCATAAGAGCCCGTATCAATCCAATCGTCAGCGGTTGACAATGTAGATGCATCAAGAACTGCTGCATCAGGGTTGAGGTCGTCTACTGCTTTAAAGATATCTTTAAGCCCGGAAAGAGGATCGTCTTTTTTTGCCATACTCTTATTGTGTAGGAACCTCAGAGGAATGCAACCTACTATTTATTAGTCCTGAAGTTAAAAAACTATTCATAGTAGAATAAATAATATTATGCAATTTATTAGCGAAAATTATAAATACAATAATGGCGTTTATCAAATTAAAAACTTATTGAACAATAAAATTTATATTGGCAGTACTTTTCGAAAATGTGGTAAGGGTTTTTGGGTAAGGTTTAATCAATATGCAAAACATAAACATACTTACTATAATAAAAAACTCACTAATGCTTTTAACAAATACGGGATGCAAAATTTTGCATTTGAGGTATTAGAAATAATAAACACAAATGTTAAAGATTGTCGTAAAAAAGAAGAATTTTATATTAAAAAACTTAACACTATTAAAAATGGTTATAATATAAAACTTCAAGCTACGGGTGGTAACGGAGGAGCCAATCTAGGTAAAAAATATCCAAAACCATCTAAAGCTTTAATAAAACGTAGAGGGGAAGGTGTTAGTAGAGCTATGAAGGGCATTAAAAAGAGTCCCGAGCATTGTTTAGCAATGAGTAAAGCTAAAAAAGGTCATAAACCGACTCATAGTTTAAAAGTAGAATTATTAGATACCATTACTGGAAATATCTTATATTATAACTCTGCTACTGAAGCTAGTAAAGCTTTAGGATGTACTATTGATCCTGTTTGTAGTTTAGTAAAAAATAAAAGTAAAATACTTTTAAAAAGATATACTAACTATTCATCGAACAAACGGATGACTTCAGGCGAACCTTGAGGTTGCTGAGGGGCGGGTGCTGGCATAGCAGCAAAGATTTGACGGTGTTGAGCTTCAAGTTTAAAGTCAAATACAACATCAACAGCTTCAGTGATGTTAGCACGATTGTAGCTCCAAACTGTGCCTTCGTTTTTATCAGCTAAAAATTCTTTGAAGAACAAAGGAAGGATTTGAAGTTGGAGTTGCCCAGTCTGTTGATTAGGCATGATGTGAACGACAGCAGGGTTCTTAATAGAAAGAACTTTGTCGTTTGATTTGTCTTCAAGCTTTTCGCCAAGGATTGTTCTGCCGACTGAATCGAAGA